CACAAATCAGCATCGACCCCGCCAAGGAGGCGCGGGCCGACGAGGCTTACGCCAATATGGGCGTCGAAACCCTTGAGGAGATCACCCTCAAGCGCACGGGCGGCGACTTCTACCGCAATCAGGAGAAGCGCGCCCGCGAGACGAGGCAGCGCGCCAGCCTCGGGCTCAACATCGCTCCGGTCATGCCGGAAGTGCCGAAGCCCGAACCGAAACCGCCTCAAGGGGGCAGCACAAAATGACGACCCGAATCCTAGACGTGGCGCTGAACAGCGTGTGGGCGATGGAAGAGGAGGCGCTGACCCGCCTGCTCGACATTGCCGGCCGCGAGCACACCGTCGACACCGCCGCCCTTGAAGCCTACCGCGCCAAGGCCCTGGCCGGCTCCGAGCGCACGGCGATCCGCGACGGCGTGGCGATCATGGGGATCGAGGGGGCCCTGTTCCCCAAGGCCAACCTCATGACCGACATTTCCGGGGCGACCTCCTACGACATGCTCCGGCTCGACCTTCAGGCCGCGCTCGATGACAGCAAGGTCAAGGCGATCCTCCTGAACATCGACTCGCCTGGCGGGGCGGTGAAGGGGTGCTCGGAACTGACGCAGGCCATCTATGAGGCCCGCGGCCGCAAGCCCATCGTCGCCTACGTGCGCGGCCAGATGGCCAGCGCCGCCCTCATGATCGGCACGGCCGCCGACCGGATCATCGTCAACGACATGGCCGAGATCGGCTCGCTCGGCTGCATGATGACCCTGCGCACGACCGACGACCCCAAGGGGTCGAAGACCTACGAGTTCATCTCGTCGCAGTCGCCCAATAAGAACATCGACCCCGGCACCGACGCGGGCGCGAAGGCCTATCAGGACCGCGTTGACGCGATGGCTTCGGTCTTCGTCGAGACCGTTGCCCGCAATCGCGGTGTGGACGTTCAAACGGTCCTGTCCGGCTTCGGAAGGGGTGGCATCTTCATCGGCAAGGACGCGGTGCAAGCCGGTCTCGCCGACTCCCTCGGCAACTTCGAAGCGGTGCTCGCCGACCTGGCAGCCGCGAAGGAGGCGGGGGGAAATCGGAACACGCGCAGCAAGGGAAACAGCATGAGCGAGAATTCGGGCGCGACGGTCGCCGAAACCACCCCGGTCGACGTGAACGCCGCCATCTCGGCCGCCGTCACCTCTGCCCTGGCCGCCGAGCGCACCCGCGCCGCCAGCCTGAACACCATCGCCTCCGCGCACGGCGTCGCCGCCGACGTGCTGGCCAAGGCCATCGGCGAGAACACCTCCGTCGAAGCCTTCGCCCTCGCCGTCGCCGCGATGGCCGCCGAGAAGGGCGCAGCCACCGTGGCCGCCCTGAAGGCGGACGACACCCCCGTCGCCGCCGTCGCCGCCAGCGCCGGCACCGAAAACGCCACGGGCGAGACCGAAGACTCGGTCGCGCTCGAAATCGCCGCCTCGTAAGGAGCCGCAAACATGGTCGACTCGATCAACTACTCCCACAATCACGCGGACGGCTTCACGAGCGAGGGCACCCTCACTCAGGACAAGCTGTTCGACGACTTCGACGTTGTCCGCAAGCTGGTCATTCTGTCCGGCCAGGGCGTCCTGCCGCGCGGCACCGCGCTCGGTAAGGTCACCTCGTCCGGCAAGTGGGTCAAGTCGGCCTCGGCCTCCTCGGATGGCTCGCAGATCATCCGGGCGATCAGCCTGCACGCCATCGACGCCACCTCCGCCGACGCGGAAGTCATGGCCGGCCGGCGCGGGTCGTGCAACCCGGCCGCCGTCACCTTCGGCACGGGCCACACCTACGCCAGCGCCGACGACGCCTGCATGGATCGCGGCATCATCTTCAACACCGTCATCGGCGGCTAAGGGACCAAACGAAAATGAGCGTTGATCTCCACTCCACGCAGGTCCTGAATAAGGTCATCGACAACCTGCCGGATCGCACCACCTTCCTCGTGGACATGTTCTTCCCCGAGGTGAACGTCTCCGACGCTGAGACGATCATGTTCGACACCACGTCGGGTCGGAAGCTGGTCGCCGCCTTCGTGTCGCCCCTGGCCCCCGCCCGGCTGACCGCCGACCTGGGCTACGAGACGGACTCGTTCCGTCCGGCCTACGTCAAGGACCTGCGCCAGTTCGACCCGAAGAAGGGCTCCAAGCGCCTGCCTGGCGAGAAGATCGGCGGCGCCATGTCCCCGATGGAGCGGATCAAGAAGGCCATCAAGGCCAACCTGAACGAGCAACTGGACATGATCTCCGGTCGCATGGAAGTCATGGCCGGCGAGATCATCACCACCGGCAAGGTGACCATCTCCGGCGAGCGTTACCCGACCAAGGTGCTGGACTTCAAGCGCCGCGCCGAGAACAACGTCGTCAAGACCGGCGGCGCGCGTTGGGGTGAAGCGGGCGTCTCGCCCTACAACGACCTCGACGCCGAGTCGCAGGAACTCTCGGACGCGACCGGCTTCGGCGCGACCGACGTGATCTTCGGCCTGGAAGCCTGGAAGCTGTATTACGCCGACTTCGTGGCCAACCACAAAGACAAGCTGGACAAGACCATCGAGAACGGCGGCATGGCCGAGGTTCTCATGGGCTATATCCGCCAGCCCCGCGACGGCGTGACCTACCGCGGCCGCAACGGCTACCTGCGGTTCTGGACCTACACCGGCACCTACACCGACCCGGAAACCGGCGTCACCAACAAGACCCTCGGCGATTACGACGTGATCATCGGCGGCGCGTCCATCGACGGCGTCCGGCACTTCGGGGCCATTCAGGACTTCGAGGCCGACCTTCAGGCTCGCCAGTACTTCGCGAGTTCGTGGGTCGAGCGCAACCCGAGCCGCCTGCACTACCTCATGCAGTCGGCCCCGCTGCTTGTTCCGTACCGCCGGAACAACGTCAAGCGCCTGAAGGTCCGCTAGGATGTTGGTGCGCGGGAAGGGCGCTATCATCGAAGGGGCGGAGGGCAAGAGCCCTCCCCTCCCCTTCATCACCGTCTCGGAAGACGAGGGCCTGGCCCTGATCGGGACGGGCGTGGCCGTGCAGGTTTCGGACGATGCGGAGGCTCCGGCCGACGTGTCAGACGTGACCCTGGCCGCCTTCGACGGCACCGTGCAATCGGTCGGCGACACCACGGTCTTCGGGCCGACGCCGACCGAGCCGGAGCCTGAGATCGTCGAGGACGTGGTTCAAGAGCCGGCCGAAGAGACGCCGGCCGCCACCCCCGAGCCCGAGCCGGAACTCCCGACCGAGCCGGAGGTCATCACCGACCGCAATGCGGACCTGGCCGAAGCCTTCGAAATCCTCGGCGAAGACGATCTCGTGAAGACCGGCGCTCGCGCTGGCCGGCCGAAGATCACCTCGCTCGAAGCCGCCACCGGCTTCAAGGACCTGACCGTCAACGAAGTCGACGTTCTCTGGCTGGCCCGTGAGGGCGCGGCGTGAGGCGCGAAATCGACACCGGATGGCTCAGCACCGAGACCATCTAGGGGCCACGCCCCATAGGGGAGCCCCATGGCAGTAGAGACCGACGAAGACCGGGCTATCTTCTTCGACGCCGATGACTTCGGGGTGACGGCTACCGTCACCCCGAACACCGGCCTGCCCTTCACGGTCGAAGTCACCTTCGACTCGCCCCACATGAACCGGGGTATCCGGCAGTCCAATCAGCATGACGGAAATGCCGTGCAGGCGTCCGGCCAGGCGACCACCGTCCGAGGCCGCACGAGCGCCCTGGCGAACGTCAAGAGCGGCCGCGCCAGCATCGAGATCGAGGGCGTGCTCTATCAGGTGCGCGATGCGCAGCCGGACGGAACCGGCACGACCACCCTCAAGATCATGAGGGCCTAAATGCACCCCCGCAAACTGATCCGCCAGGCCTTCAAGGCCCGAGCCATCGGCGACCCAGGCGAGCATCCCACTTCTGCCGAGGATCGCGTCTTCGCGTCCATGAGCCCCCCGAGCAACCTCGAAGCCATGGTGCAAGAGGGCGCGGTCATCTGCATCTACACGGGCAGCGAACAGATCAACCCCGAGGACTACCCTGTCAGCGGCACGGACGGGTCCGTTCGGCGGACCCTGACGGTCAGCATCGAGTGCCTAGTGGCCGGCGCGGACGCCGACGACAAGGCCGACGACCTGGCCGAGGTCGTTGAGGCCCTGTTCGAGAATTGGGAGGTCCCCGGCCTCGGGGCCACCGAAATCCGGCTGATCGAGTCGCAGATCGACGTGACGGACGGGTTCGAGATCGAACTCGGAGGCGTGCTCCTGACCTACGAGGTCAAGTATTGGTCTTCCTGGCGGAAGGACGACGGAAGCAGCGACTTCCTCGCCGACGACGCCCTGATCAATGGCGGCGCGAGTGAGGCCCACCCCGGCCCGGCCCTGAACGCCGTGGGCGGGCCATTCCCGCCGGCCAGCCCCGCCGACCTGTTGCCAGGCGGCGACGACTTCGCGCACGGGGTCGAAGTTGTTTAGCGCCGCCCGCGACTCCGGCCTGACCGGCGGCGTCGGCGGCCTCGAAATGACCGAGGCGCAGCGCCAGGTCGCGGATATGGTGAAGACCGGCCGCGTCGTCGCGGCGGACTATCCGAACGGCGTCCTGCGCGTCGGCATCGGCGACCCCGGCGACCCCGAAGGGTACATCGTCACCGGCTGGCTCCCCATGACGCAGCCGGCATCGAACGAGTGGAATCCGATCAAGGTCGGCGAGGCCGTTCAGGTCATCTCGGAGAGCGGGGAACTGCAAAACGGTGTGGTTCACCGCGCCGCGATCAACAACACCGACAAACCGGCCGTGGGTGACCGCGGCGACCTGTGGCGCAAGCAGTTCGACGACGGCTCGATCGTGGAGTTCGACGAGGCAACCGGCGAATACCTGCTCGACGCCAAGGGCAAGGCCACCACTCGCGTCGGCGACTCCACCGTCGTCTCCGAGCCGGACAAGATCACGCTGACCGTGGGCGGCGCGAGCATCACCGTCGAGGACGGCAAGATCGTCCTGTCGGCCGGCGGAGCAACCTACACCCTCGACGGCGCGCACGCCCTGGCCGGCAGCACGGTCACCCACGACGGGACCAACATCGGCAAGACCCACACCCACACGTCGGTCATGAGCGGCGCGGCCGTCTCCGGCCCCCCGAGCCCATAGGAGCCCACATGGCCGGCATAGACCGCTTCACCGGGGCCCCGCTCGATGGCTGGCCCCACGTCGCTCAAAGTCTCGGCGTTCTTTTTACTACTCCGCACGGCTCCCGTGTCATGCGCCGGCACGTCGGGTCCAAGGTCCCGCGCCTGATCGACTCGCCGATCTCGCCCAACACCATCATCGACTTCTACGCGGCCGTCGCCGAGGCGGTCACGGCGTTCGAGCCGCGCTTCAAGGTCTCGCGCATGAAGATCGATCCCGAGACGGTCGGTGGCCACCTCGTCGTCGCTATCCAAGGGGTCTACTACCCCCGTGGTCACCTGGGCGATTATTCGGTCTCCGAACCAAAGACCGTGAGTGTCCCCCTGTGACCGAACGCTTCGTCAGCGCCGAACTCGACCTGTCGAACCTGCCGGCCCCGGAGGTCGTGCAGAACATTAGCCACGACGCGATCTTCGCCGCCCGCATCGCCAGCCTGAAGGCCCGCCTCGAAGCGGCCGGCATCGCCTTCGACGTTGAGGCGCTGGAAACCGATCCGGCCGCCATCCTTCAACAGGAGGACGCCTACCGCGAGACGCTGGACCTTGCGGCGATCAACGACGCCGCCCGGAGCGTAATGCTCGCCTTCGCGACCGGCGGCAATCTTGAGAACCTAGCCGCCTTCTATGGCGTGGCACGCATGGTGATCACGCCCCCCAACGCCGAGACCGGCGCGCTGGCCGTCATGGAGTCCGACTCCGACCTGCGCCGCCGCACCCTGCTCGCGCCCGAGGCGTTGCCCTACGCCGGCATGACCGGCGGCGGATACCGTAGCCTGGCGCTGAAGACCGCGCCAAGCGTGAAGGACGTGGCCACGGTGAAGCGCCCCGGCGGGCGTGTCGACGTGGTGCTTCTCTCCCGCACCGGCAGCGGCGTCACCCCGAGCGAGGTCGTCAACGCCGTCTACGAGGTGTTCAAGGACGACGAGGCGACGCAGCTTACCGACGTGGTTTCTGTCCGCTCGGCCGATATCGTTTCCTACGCCGTGGCGGTGAAGCTGCGCATCCCGCGAGGCCCCGACCCCGCCCTGATCAAGGCCACCGCGAAGAAGGCGGTCGAGGCCTACGTCGCCGGCCGTCACCGAACCGGCCTGCCCGTCTATGTGCAGATGATCGAAGCGGCGGCCAGTGTCGGCGGCGTCGAGCGCGCCGACGAGATCGGCGGCCTGGTCGACCTGACCCCGAGCCCCTACGAGGCCGCATTCTGCACCCTCGTCACCGTGACGCATGAGATCGTCGAATGACGGCGGTCTCTCTCCTGCCGCCCAACCGGACGCCGTGGGAAACCGCCCTGTCGCTGACGAGCGCCGAGCGCCGGCCTCTGCCGACGCACCTCGTCTCTTCGGTGTGGAGCCCCGATACCTGCCCGGCCCACCTCCTCGGCTACCTGGCGAACCAACTCTCGCTGGACGTTTGGGATGAGACCTGGCCCGAAACGACCAAGCGCGAGGCCTGCCGCAAGGCGCTCGAACTCCACCGCCTGAAGACCACCCTGGCCGGTATCAAGGCGCACGTCGCCCTGGCCGGCAGCACGGTCAAGCGCGCCATCCGCCCCCCGGCGTCGGGTTTTCTCTATGCGTCGATGACGGACGCGCAACGCAAGGCGTGGCTCGACAGCCTGCCGCAGGTCCGCATCTACCCGTTCTATAATCGCTCCATCGCCAAGAGCCGCCATTTCGGCTCCGCGCCCGGCCGCCGGCAGTTCCACTCCATTCGGGGCGGGTCATCCTTCCCGCTGACCGACGAGAACGGCGACCCGCTCGTCGACGAGAGCGGCAATGAGTTGATCGCGGGCGGCGGCATAGCCAGCACGGGCGACCCGGCGGACGACGCCGTGGTGACGGGCTTCCTGCGCTACTCGCGCGGCCGCAGCCTCTACGGCCGGCGAGCGACCCTCTATGACCGCGGCGTCGAGACTGAGGTGACCTATGAGGCGTCCGATGGCGAGGCCGTCGAGCGCGTCTATATCGGTGGCCTGCGAAAGCGCCAGTGGCACAACGCCGGCCACGTCGGCCAGGGGCACCTTACGGCCACCCAAGCCGGCGAGAACGTCGTCACCGTCCGGCTTGGCGACGACTACGGTTTCTTCGCCATCGGGCGCAGCGCAGAGCCGGTCGATGTGCGGCCGCAGCGTGTCTATCAGCCCCGCACCGCCCCCGCCTCGCGGGCCTTCTGCGGTCGCCACCGCAAGGGGACCTTCCTGAAGGGTTCCTTTGGCCCGCTGCTCGTCTACGACCGGGTGTCGCTGCACGACCCCGACCGCCTGGGGGCCCGCCGCAAGACGCGCAGCTTCCACGGATACGGCCGCTTCGGGATCGCCGACTACACGGCGGAACTGCGAATCCGCGTGCCGATGCTGCGCCCGGTGCGCCGCTCGGGTCGCTGGCACGGGGCCGGCTACCGCCAGGCCGCCGACATGAGCGCGCTCCGAAAGGCTATCGAAGCCGTCCGCGTCTCCAAGGCCTTCCGCGATACGGTCATGATCGACACGGCCACCTACGGCCAAGCGAAATTTGGGCGTGGGCTCCGCTTCGGCGAGTTCACCTTCGGCGAAATCAGAGAGGCCTCTTAATGGAACGTCGCGTCAACTTCCTCGATGGGATGGACAACGACCCGGCCGACTACAACAACCTTCAGACGTTCACTCAGGACGCGTTGGAGCACGTTGTCGAGGACTCGGTCACCCCCGACCGGAAGTTCGCCGGCTTCACCGGGACGATCAGCGCCGCCGCCGAAGTTACCTTCGAGACCGGCCGCCTCTATTCGTCCGGCAAGGTCTACGGCCGCGACACCGCCTATGTGCAGGACTTCACCACCCGCCTGCCCGTGGCCTCCAAGAAGATCGCGCTGCTCACCACCTGGGGCACCGAACTCGAAACCGACAGCCGCCCCCGCGAGTTCCTGATCAACGAGGAGACCGGCGCGAGCGAGCCCCGCGTGGTCGCCATGGAGCGCGCCCGGATCGCCAACCTCGGCCTGGCGTACTCCTCGGAATCGCCCGACCCGGTTGACCCGGTCCTCGACTCCGGCGTCCTCGCCGTGGCCCGCGTGATCCTGTCGCCGACCGGCATCGTGTCGGTTGAGATGCTGACCGACAACCGCCTCGACAGCGTGAAGTCGGTTTCCGAGCGCACCGACTCGCTCGAAGCCTTCCGCAACGAAGCGCGGCCGCAGATCGTGGCGCTCGGCTCCGATATCGCCTCGCTGAAGGCGGGCGTCACCTCGAACGCCGGCCAGGCCGATCTCTCGAACCTCATGTTCCGCCTGGCCACGCTCGAAGAAAAGAGCGGCATCCCCTCGGCTGCTACCGGCTCCGAGGCTGACTTCTTCCTCTCGACGACGAAATCCGACACCGCCCACGCCTCCTATCTCGCCTCCGTCGACGAGGGCATTCGCTTCGCCGATGAGGCCGCCGGCCTGTCCGCGCTGTCGATCTTCAACGCCCTGAACCCGGCAGCGAAGATCACGGGCGGCGTCATGTTCCCGGCCTACAACCGGGCCCTGCGCCTGGAAGTGGGACCGCAGCAAAGCGAGGTGCAGGTTTCATCCTTCACCTATCAGACGCACGC